CTGGTTGAAAGCGGTAGAAGCTCGTGAGCGTGTAGCGGGCTGGAAGAATGATGATCAAGGCGAGCAATGGCGGCAATCGATTCGAGATCATGCCTTACCCCACCTTGCGAATTTGGATGTAGCAGAGATCACCCGCCGAGATGTTTTGGAGGCTCTGTTGCCCATTTGGGAGACTAAGAGCATTACAGCAATGGCCGTGCGTCAAAGGCTCGAAATGATCTTCGACTGGTGCATCCGTGAAGGGCTGCGTGTAAAAGAGAATCCAGCTAGATGGAAGGGAGGCTTAGCCTTCGATCTTCCGTCAAAGAATTACCTTCTAAAGCAGAACCACCATGAAGCTCCGACCTTTGACGAGTTGGTCAATGCCGCCCCTGCATTGATACTAACGGACGGAGGTCGATGCGCTCTTTTCGGAATCCTGACAGCCGGACGCGTAAGCGAGTTTCTAAAAGCCAAGTGGGAAGAAATCGATTTCGACGAGCGCGTTCTAACTATTCCGCCAGAGCGACGTAAGGACAAAAAACCCTACCCTCATCGTGTCCCGCTTTCGAAGCAGGCGATCAAACTTTTGGAGATGATGCCACGAGATTCGGAATTTATTTTTAGAGGCCGCCGATCAAAAACATTGAGCTTGGATACCCCCAGAACGGCGCTCCGCTTCGCTGTCTGCAGACCTGTCACCATGCACGGATGCAGATCAACTTTTCGCGACTGGTGCTCTGAAAACGGCATTGATGAGATCGTGGCCGAAAAGTGTCTGCACGCTACCGGAAATGCCGTTGTGCAAGCCTATCAACGTTCTGATCTCATAGAAAGACGCCGCTATGTAATGCAAAAGTGGGCTAACGCGATTTGCGTGCACTGTGAAGAGCTTCTAGCGCAATCGACTCCATCGCCTTGACGCGCTGAAAATAAAGCCGCCGCCAGCGGTAGAAGGCCTCTCGGCTCACACCGTGCCGGCGGCAAAGGTCTTCAACGCAGACTCCTCGCGCGAAATCGCGCAGAATTTTCTGTCCAATTTCGTCTGTGATCTTCATGGCTTGAAAAACGAAGCCCGGGCGCGTGTATGCGTGTCCGGGCTTTTTTTATTTGTGCAGTCTGGCTAGGGCGTCGTGCTTTCCTGCGACTCTCTGAGAAAGGCTTGCACCTTCAGAAGATAAGCCTGCACCCTCTTCGAGAAGTCCGACACAGAGGTCGAGTCGCTCTGCAAAATGCTTGCAGGAACTTGCACCGGCTGCGGACAATCGCTTGCGATAACTGTCGGACTCGACGCGCACCCGCTCAAGCTCAATGCGCAGAGAGCCGCTATCGGCACGGCTTTCAGCCAGTTCAGCCTTGCGCTTTTCGATCTCTTCCCATGCTTGGGAAAGTGCTTCAGTTTGCTTGCGCTCATTTGCACGATGCTCCTTTTCTTTGTCAGCCAAGGCCAGCGCATGAGCGGCTTTAAGCTCATCGATGTCGGCCTGATACAAGGCCGCCGCGAAGCGGTAGCCTCCGAAAAAAAGAGCGGCTGCCGCGATGGCAACCGCCCCGATCTTGATCCAAGTACTCATCACTGCTCCTCACCGATGCACCGTCGATACTCAGCTGCACGTCTGTCGACGAGCCCCTTGAGGCTCTTTCCGCTGGCAAAGTGCCAGCGTTTGATCTCTTCACACGCGCCGCGATAATCGCCGGCGTTCAGCTTTTTGACCAGCGTCGATCCACAAAAGTTTGAGCGGCCGATGTTGTAGGCAAGGCTCACATAGGCGTCGAACTCATAGGGCATCAGCGGCACCGTCACGCAAGACCTCACAGCATCCTCAGCCACTCGAACGTCAGCCTCCAAGCGGTTCAAAGCATCGGGCACGCTAATCGTGTCCCCCAGCTTGACGCCTTCAGTCGATCCGAAGCCGATCGTCGGCACGTCCCCCGGCACGGGGATGTAGGCTTCCTCTTTGAAGCCCTCCCAAGTCGCAATGCTGATCAAACCGGCGGCCGTCAGAGACAAACCGCCGACGACCATCCGCTTAAGCATCTCGATCTCCTTTGGCCTTCTCGATCCTCTTGGCCACAGCGTCATCCGACACCTGACAGACAAGCTCTTCAATCTTGCGTGGCTTCCAAAGTCGGTAGAAAAAACGGCACGTCTCGACGATCTTAGGTAACGCCCCAACGATCATGATCAAGATGTAGACCAAAGTCAGGATCGTGACCCACGATTCGAGCGGCACGCCTGCGATGCTCAGAGCTGACACACCAATTGCCGGTGCTGCCTTTACTGTGCCACTGGCAGACCCCGAAAAGATCGGGGTCAAGATTCTTTTCAACACGCTGTCCTCCTCGCACATCACTTATCCTCTTCCAAACCAGATCCCTTCATGGGATGGAAATAGAGCCAATGCGGGCAGTATGGATCGGCTTCAATCTCAGCTTGAGTGTCGCCCCAAATCTTCCAGCCAGCCCCGAAGCGCACGCACTTCCAGTGGCCGAAAATCCGGTAATGCTTGACGTAGTACACCTGCCAGCCAATCAGCTTGCCGTCTCGCTCGAGGTACCACTTACAAAGCCCACTTACGCCACTCAAATCACCTACTTTCGGATCGCCTTCAAACCACCACAAATCACCAGGCTGGTAGTGGAGACCGAGCACAAAGTAGTTAAATCCGTAAGCCGAATTCCGGAAGAGCCACGCGCAACGGCGCATCCATGTCCAAAAGACACCGTCACGAGGCCAACGCAGTTTGTGCTTGCGGTCACCATCACAAGTGTTGTCGGGCGTCTGGAACATCCAGAGCCACTTCGGAAGCCAGCCGTCGTCTTGGACGAAGCAGGCCAAAACTGGAGACAAAAGCTTGGCGAAAAGTTCGAACGGGACTCCGATTAATAAAAAAAGAAACCACTTAAAGTAGGCCATAGCGGACAACTCCTTCAAAAATTAAGGCTCCCAGACACACGTCAAGGAGCCTTGCGATGACACTCACTACAAAACAAATTCAAGCTTTAAAACCGCGCGAATCGCGCTACTCAATCGCCGACGGCAACGGTCTGACCCTGCGCGTTCAGCCGTCCGGATCTAAGTCCTGGGTCTTCAGGTCGCACCATTCCGGCCGCATCACAGACGAGACCATCGGCCACTGGCCTGAGATGAGCCTCAAGCAAGCCCGGATGATCGTCCGCCGGCGTCGCAAAGATGCAGGCCTTAAGCCGCCATCCGGGTACGTGCTCAACGACGCCTTCAGGCTGTGGTGCGGCCTGAAAAAAGGTCGAATCGCTTCGTACAAAGAAGAACGACGTCGCCTCGAAAATCACGTCATCAGAGCCTTAGGACGCAAGCAAATCGACGAGATCACCGCGCCACTGATCATCAGCCACGTCCTTCCTATCGAGAGAGCCGGCAATCAGGCCACACTCAAAAGAATTCTCATGCGTATGCGCGAGATCATGAATCTCGCTGTTTGTGCTGGCTACCTCCAGCACAACCCACTTGAACGCGTTTCGATGGTTTTCGCACCACCTGAGGTCGAGCCGATGCCGTCCGTGCACTGGTCTCGGATGATCGATGTCTGCCGCTGCTTTCTCGATGCTCCAGTCCGCACGCAGATCCTCTTTTGCTTTTCAGCGTGTTCGATGCTCAGACCGTCCGAAAACGCAAAGTTGCGTTGGTCCTGGATCGAAAATGACATCCTCACGATTCCTGCCGAAGAGATGAAGAAGCGCAAGGCCTTCCGTGTGCCACTTACACCCTTCATGCAGCAGATACTGGACGCCGCTAAACGACACTCTCGGCATCCACGATCTGACTATGTTTTTCCCGGGCGAACATCTGGCACGCACGTCAGCTCGCAATGTCTGGCCAAATACCTCCACACCACCGAGCTTTCCGGCAAGCTTGTCGCACATGGCTTGCGCTCCATGGCCCGAAGTTTCCTTGCCGATCGGCAAGCCCCCTTCGAAGCCGCCGAAATGTGCCTGTCTCACACCGTTGGCACAAGCGTCTCTCGGGCATATCAAAGAAGCGACTACCTGGACGTTCGGCGCGATCTCATGGCCGCATGGAGTGACTATTTTTCAGGTTGTGCCGACAGTGCCGGCTTGAATCTCGATTTTCCATAAGCCACGGGCTTTTTCTCGCACATGAAGAGCTGCAGCCCTTGTGCCAAGCGCAGGGGCTTCGCACCTCGCTAGAGACTGACTTTCGAGGCGATTTCGACCTCAAAAAATGACTGCTCGTAACTGGACCTTTAGTCAGCTGTGCGTAGAAACTGGCATCAGCTGCAAACCCCCATTTGAGTCCGTGAAAGACTTCTCCATCAACATATGGGTTACGCACATACATGTTGTATTCACGGCGGCCATCGTTTCGTGATGCGAGCTGTATGTATGCAATTCGATCGCCGTTTTCAGCGTAAACGGAATGTCCGTTAAATCTAGAGACATCGGGAATTGAATCATTCGAATCAACGGTTTGAGTCGATTCGATGACGGGAGCATGCGGGCCAAGCTTCAAATTGGCAGCCATGCTGGTGCTGCCGTCCAATGCTAGGAATTTTGAACGGGTCCAAGCCGCTGTCACAGCTTCATCACTTGAGGCCTCTGCCAGTGGCCTGGGAACAAAGAAGGCCCTGTTTCCATTGGCTTTATATTCAAGAAACGCATGAGCATTGTTTTCGCTACCGCTTACGTTTTCGTACGAAAAAAACTCTAAGCGCGTCGATCCATCTGTACCCGTTCGGAGAGTGATAACCCCGAGCCGCTCTTCAATGTCACTATCCCACCATTGAATTTGCCTATGGGAGACGTTTGATTTGTCCCCCTTACTCACATAGCAAACTAACCCTAAATCGTTTTTAATGGATTTTTTACCAGTAACGAGTTCATTACCATCCAAGTGAACAACATTATTATCTTGAGCAATCTTGAACCACTCAGACCACTCACTCCCGTTTTTCACTCGGTAGAAAATGACGTTCGGCGTAGTTTGCTGAACACTCATTTGCCAAGCTACAGGACCGGCAGCAAATCTTCGATGTACGTGAATCAAAAGACCTGTGTAGTTCTGCGCCTGTTCACCTTTCGGTGAGTTTGCGACGTTGCTAGAGCATGTGTAGAAACCTGTGGCATCGACGTCATTCAAGTCCCTTGATGGGTAGGCATCAGACACATCTACAGCCGTATTAATACCCCCGGCAAGACCGTAACGACGAATCAACTTCCAGACCCAAGAGGCAGGAACGATGTTCGAAGTGTTTACGTAATCTGCGGGCGTTTTGACCGTGCCGCCGCCATTCAAACTGGCTGCTCCAGTTACTTTCAGGCCCGAACTGAAAGTAACCGGAAAAGCCATAGTTGAGGACATCGCTATCCGCGGCAGTTCAACCGATTTCGCAGGGGATAGAGGGCAAATCGGCGATTGCCAAGACGTCAATGACATTGACTTCAATGACTACACTCATTCTGGGGTTTGGAAGGTAGGAGGAACCTATCAAAATGCCGGAGCTTTTGGGAATGTCGGTGGTTTTTTGATCGTCCACAGCAATCGCGCCCATAACTACTTCTTTCAAATCTTCGAGAGAACACTGAATTCTGACCAGCTCCACATCAGAACCTACCACGGTTCTTCTGGCTGGCAGCCCTGGCGCAAGGTTATCTTGGAAACTGGCGGTGATTTGACGGGCGACCTCTCGACGACCGGCTCTTTCACGTCGTACAACATCCGCGGCTTTCGGCATCAGTACAGCGGCATTGACCGCGATGTAATTCCATCGTCGCAACAACAAATCTTTCCGTATGCCTTGCTCGATAAAAACGGCAAAACCGTTTCGATGTACAAGGTCATTCAAAACACCAGTGGAGGCATTGCCACTCAGATCGGCACGGTTCGGTCTGGTGATGACGGTGAGACTGAGTACGCACTGGTTGAGATTGGTTTCGATAGCGAGGGAGTCGCATACGCAAACGTCCCCAGCACGCCAAATGACGCTAACAACAATCGCGCTGCAACCTCAAAATTTGTCAACGATCGGATCAGCGCACACGATGCGACATTGGTTCACACAACGGGATCTGAAACCATCAGCGGGTCAAAAACGTTCGAGAGCCCAGTTGTGAGCAAAGCGGTTTCGCTGATCCAAAGCACGAATTGGAGCGGGATTCGACTGAATGATACGAGTCGAACTAGTGATTCGACCAAGATGCTTGCTCAAATCCTTGATGCTGATGGGAAGCGATGGATTGGGCTGGAAACCACGGCAAGCACTGATGGCAGTCGAACTGTGCAGTTAATTGGCCGCAATCGAGACGATACAGCCTGGCTCAATTTCATCAAGTTTTGGGAAAGAGCTGATGGAACGTACAACGTTTATTTGGCTCGAAATCCGGTTACGAGCAGTAACGACTCTAGTATCGCAACCACCAAGTGGGTCAACGATAAGTTGGCTGATTCGTCTATCACCGGCGAGGCAAAACTTGTCGAGACTTGGCACGACGGGGCCTCCTGGTATCGCATCTGGTCTGACGGCTTCATTGAACAAGGAGGCCAGTTTGAGTACGACACAAAGTTAAAAACCTACCACAAAGCTTACACATCCACCCCGAATGTTCAGATCAGTATGACTTTGACAACATGGGGCTTAAATGACGATGGAGGTCTCTTCTTCCAATCGGGTCCTGACAAAAATGGGTTTTCTGTTAGAGGAAACGGGGACGCACTTGCCGGCACGGTCTACTGGACCGCTAGAGGCTATTAGCAGCGAAGGCCGCTTATTTGTTGAGCGGCCCCATTCGCTTACAAACACTCAGGCTTCTTTGGCCACATAACATCAAGTGGGAAACCATCTTGCTGCGGCACATCGCGCAGCGCCTGGCGATAGACCTTTACGGCTTCGCGTTCTCCTTCAGACAGAGGATAGTCCGGCATGACAAGATGGTCGGTCTCTGCCAGAAGCGCATCGCGCTGCGCCCGGACCTGTGCCGACGCTTCCGCCTTGACCTCTTCAGGCGTCTTTTCAGGGATCGCCTCGACGCTCCAGGACAGGTCTTTGCCTCGAGCCAGTCGATGCGTTTTGCTCCCGGCTGTGAGCGCCACAAAGAGCTTCTTCAATGTGTAGTCGTGAGGTGTTCTTGACTCATGTGCAACCACCATGCCAACGCACTCTTCAGGTGTAGTCGGGATCTTTTCTTCGAGCCACTTCTCGCCATCAAACCGGTAGAAGCAATCTTCCTTGCACGCCGGCGCAATTGTCGTGCAATTGTCCGGCATTGAAATAATTTCGCGCGTTACGTCATCAACTTGCGCGATAGTCGTTCCTGCGAAATAACCTTTTGAATCGTATTCATATACGTCAATTAAATTTTCCATTTTTAATTCCTTTATCAATAACCGAACATCACTGGAGTTTGGTCTACAACTGGATATTCAAGAGATTCAATGCTGGCATACGGTGCTATATCTCACGAATATACTGGTCGTAAAAGTTCTGATGGACAAAACAACGTTGCTGGCGAACTAACTTTTGATGCTTCTCGTTGTAGTTCCGTTTTTGGTAAATCATCCGAAATCCAACCTCCCTCAGGCAAAGCCTTATGGATAATCAAGGTGTAACCGAACATCACGGGTTATATCGGTGGCGGCGGACAGTCTGGCAACACAATTTATGGAGGCGCGTTCTACAACTATGGGCAAAATCAAAATACGGCAGATGACGGAAATTCGACCGTGCCGGTGATTGGTTTCGACGCAAGTCGTAGTTCTGCTGTGTATGGGGCCTCAGACGTTATTCAGCCTCCTTCTGGAAAAGCTTTATGGATCATCAAAACCTAATTTCCGAACATCATAGGCTCGTTCGTGGCTCACTACGGCAACAACCCTGTTTCCGGAGCTTTTTACAAGACCGGTACGGGCCGCTCAAAAAGCGGTACTGACAATGACGGCCAGGCGATTTCTTTCGATGCCTCATTGTGCAGCTCCGTATACGGTGCCGCAGACGTGATCCAGCCACCAGCCGGAAAGGCCTTGTGGATCATCAAACTTTAATGATCCAAAGTGCTTTGCCTGCCGGTGGTTGGATGATGTCCGAAGAGCCATAGATAGGGTTACACAGAGAGGCATCGAACCCCATCTGGTAGACATTGGTATTGCCACCATCACCAGCGCCACCATTCTGTGTGTCCATACCGTAATACGCGCCTTCGGTGTTGTATCGATCGCCGTATTTGAACGCGTGGCCACCGTGTGTACCCGTGATGTTCGGTGCACCACTTTTGAGATAAGTGCCGACCTCTGATGCAGCGTTGGCTCCCATCACTGTGCGATTGCGCCAGTCAGGCAGTTTGAAGGTCGTGGAGCCATCGCCGGCACCCCAGGCCGTACCGATTGCCGCAAAAAGCTTGGCATACGTAGTGCGGCTGATCGTGCCCCCATTGCAGGCCATAAAGCCCGATGGGACAGTCTTGCCCGCATATGGAAAGGCCACCCCAGATGGGATGGCCGAACCGAGACCTGCTTTAAAAAGTGCCCGTACCCAGGCAGTCGTCGCAATCGAGTTGTCGTCACTGCTCGTAACTGGACTTTGACTCACCTTAAAGTAAGCGTTGCCGGCATTGTCTTCGGCGATTTGGAGAAAGTTTATCCAGCCAGAGTTATCCCGCCGTCTAGCAGTAACTTGAAATGTCCGACTTCCTTCGGTATTTGCCGTGCTCTCCAACCCCATGAACCGAAGTCCATCTTTGTCTATAACTTCGCAAATGGTTCGGTTAGCTGTTTTTGCACGAGAAGTGTCGGCAATGCTGACTCCTTCCCACGGAACGCTCTTTATGAACGTACTGGATGCGGATAGCAAAGATGAAGTGAATGTCTTGGCACCGTTGATTTTTTCAGCGTTGACAGTGTGAACTAACTGGGACTGCTCGGCATTCCAAATATAGGAACGAAGCCACCTTGTGGTGACAACTTCATAACCGTTCGATGTTTCTGCTGGGGAGTGATTGGCTCGAACATATCGAGTTCCATCTGCCCGATGACCTATCTCCAGGCTGCTCCAGTCGCCATCTTCGTTATCAGCGTTGTAAAAATTGATATCGGACAGCACTACAGTGGTCTCACCTGATGCATATTGGAAGTGCTTGAGAAGCAATCCGCCTTTCCCGTTTTTGTCCCTATATCTGGCAAACCAAGTCTGCGTAGTGGTTTCGGGGACTTTCGTGAAATCTTGGTCTGGGCGTACCACTTCCAACCCAGTTGACGCATAGACATTGATCGGGCGATAAAATTTTTTCCACCCATTTATTTCTTCGTCACCAGTTAGGTGGACAAAAGCATTGTTTGCCCACTTGGCCGTGATCAGCGTATGGTCATTCACTGAAGCCGATGGGCTATCGGCAGCAATGATCCGGACTTCCTCGTTCGCGTATTCCTTGATTGTTAAGAACAGACGCCATGAAGTATTTGCTCGATTTCGACCATTGAAACGCAGGTCTCGGCTGCCGTCCTGGTTAAAGTAGGCTTCTTCAGAGATAAGTGCAGCACCATCTCTATCCGCAATTCTGTAAACAATGATGTTTTTCGAAGAATCCCGTTCAGTATCAGAAACGCTTACATCAGATCTACTGCCGAAAAGCCATTGGTTTGTATTGAATGTGATTCGGTTCCCGTGTGCAGCTTGACCAGTTACTTTCAGTAACCCGCCGATGGTGGCATCACCGTTCGCCTGAAGAGCCTCAAGAGTGGTCTTGCCGTGGACGACCAAGTTTCCGGAAACATCTCCATTGCCGTTCAGGTCAAGCTCTGTGGCCGTGACTTTCTTGGCCGAAACTGCCTGCAAAGTGCTCGCGCCATTGACTTTCAGCGTGCCACTGGCCGAAATGTTCGTCGCATTGACGGCGGCCAAAGTGCTCGTTCCGGTCGCCGTGATGCTCGTGACATTCAAACCACCTTGCGCATTCAAGGATCCCTTGATGGTGGCAGCTCCGCCCACCACAAAAGTCCCGGACACATCACCATTGCCATTGATGTCGAGATTCGTGCCAGTGACCTTGCCAAAGCTCACGTCGCCAAAGCGAGTCGCTGCGGTCAACCCCTGATCAACCGACTTCGGCGCGTTGCCGGACCCCGTCCGGATCAGCTTGCCGGCCACCTGATCAGCCATCAGTTGCTTGTATGCCTGATCCGCAACAGCCACTTTGTCGGACGGCATGGCGTCCGTTGACATAAGTTCGGACGAAAAAAAAGCGCGTTCGGACGCGCTGTAGTAGTAAGCCATATCTATACCTCGTCAGTAGCCGATTGCCATCCAGTAGCTCGAAACGCCTCCATTGCCGTTGTGCTTGAAGGCTGCGTTGCCTCGCTTGAGCGTCGACAGCGCGAAAGTCGGCGCAAAGTTCCCTTTAGCCTCTGCGACTGCAAAAACGGCCTTGGTTGGAAAAGCCACCGGGAAAGCGATCACGCTGTTTCCGTTCGATGCCAGCGTCGCCTGCCCCCACTGCAGAATCAGGCCGTTCGGCAGCTTCTGCATCCCCCAGTCGCCATGCGCCTTCAAAAAGGCAGCCAGAAGGTTTGCCGGAGTCAAAGCCTTGGTCTGATCCTTGCCGGCCGCCACTTCGGAGGATGTCGCAATGCGGATCAAGCCGGTGCGCCCGGTCGTAGCTGTGCGAGCCGACAAGGATGCGCAGGTGACGACACGTGTGGCATCCGTGCCCGTGATGGTCTCTTCGTTCGTCGCCAGCTCGACCACGCCCAGCGTCGACGTCGTCGCCGGCGGGTTCAAAAGGTTGGCGTCACCAAAAATGACTTGGTCGGCACTGAAGTCCGTCACCGCGATGTCGATGGCCAGCATCGAAATGGCCATCGCCGACTTTTGCAGAATCGGCGTGTTTTGCGAGTAGACAGCAAAGAGAGTGCCCTTGTCGGTATACAGCCCAACTTCGTAGACCGTATAGGCGTCATCCGTACTATCCTGCACCGTGCAGTGGATGATATTGTCGGCCACTGCACCGCCGGCGACCGTTGTCAGTCGCTTAAACTCGGCCTGGAGCTGAGTCTGCTCAGGTGTGGCCGTGTACTGTCCGGTCCCGTATCCGACTTCAGTAATCAAAACAGCATCTGTGCCGGCTTGCGACGCGGCCACTACCTCATCGAGGCCGGCCTGCGTGATGATCATTTTGAGTTCGTTTGCAGTATCGGGCATCGTTTAGTCTCCCAATGGCTGAATCTGAGGGGCTTCAGACTCCGAACCACCCTCAAGTTCTTCGACTCGTGCCGACAGCTCGGCAATTGTCTGATTCAAAGCATCGATCACGGTCTTTAAAGTGACCGGCGTCACAAACTTGCTTTCCGACGTGCCGACAGAAACCTCTTCAGCACTTGCCGCTCGGTCATCCACAGCCGCCTTCAAATTGGCCGGAGAAACCGCCGTCGTGGCATCTGTGCCGGCCTTAACCTCGTCAGGTGTAGCCAGGCGCACCGTGCCCGCCTGCTCTTCCGTTGCAGAGGCAAAAGCATTGTCGAAAGCCGCCTTGACAGTGGATGGCGTCATCACCTTGGTCGCATCAGTGCCGGCTTTTGCTTCGGCTTCTGTGGCCAGTTCCACAAGGCCTTTTTTGCCGGTTCCGGCCTCAATAGCCAGAACCGACTTCGGTGTCAGGAACGACGTCGTGGACGAACCACCTGCAGCCACATCGTCGCTGGCGGCCCGGGCATCGACTGCAGCCTTCAAAGCCGCTGGCGTGACAGCCTTTTCGGCGTCCGTGCCGGTCTTAGCCTCGTCTGCCGTGGCCGTTTTGATCAAGCCGGCACGCGTATCCGTCGCCAGAAGCTTTGCAAGAGTCGACGGCGTCACAGCGCGCTGCGAGTCAGTGCCGGCAAGCGTCTCGGCTTTCGTGGCCAATTCACAGATACCGGCGTTCTCAGTAGTGGCCGCAGCAAAGCTGTACGTCATGCCCTCAAACGTGATCGATGCCGAGTCAATCCCGTCAAACTTGATGTCTACCGACAGCAGAGCCTGCGACGTCGAGACCTTCTGCAAGATCACCGACTGCTGAGAAGTCACCGCAAAGAGCGTGCCGTCAGCCAGATACAGACCGAACTCGTAGACCGCGTAGGAATCTTCGGAGTCGTCTCGAATCGCCACATGGATGGTGTTGTCTCCGGTGTCCCCACCCTCAATCACATCGATCTGCTTGAACTCGTTCTGCAAAGCGGTCTGAGTCTTGCTTGGCGTGTAGCGTCCGGATCCCAGTCCGATCTTTGTGATCTGGACAGCGGCCGTCCCAGTGGCCCCGGCGTTGACAATCGCCGCCAGGCCTGCATTCGTAATGATGATTTCCATAGAAAGCCTTTAAGAAGCTGTTGCCACAAGGCAGCGCGACACAATGGCTCGCGCACCAGCGGCAAGACCGATGACTCCATCGGCATCAAGAGAAGTGATGGATTCGGAACGGATCCGGGCGAAAGCGACAGGGCGAAGATAGGCACACATGCCCATGCCTCCGCCGACCTGCTGCTGGATCACAAAGGTGTAGTGGCTACGCACAGGCTTGGCGTCATCGATGAGACGGATCAAGTCTTCCTGCATCTCAGCGTCAAGCACGCCCTCGATCTTCCCGAGCGTCGCATAGATCGTGAAAGTGTGCGGTGTCCCCTTCGGATCCGTCTCCCACCATTCCTTGATGGTTGCCGCCGACTGGATGGAAGCCAGCGCGTCGCGCACTGCCCTGACCGTCCCTTTTTTGCGCTTTTCCGTGACCACATTCTTGACCACCGAGCGTTTGAGCTCGATCGGCCAAGAGTCACGCCAGACCGACGCATCCCAGGCGTAAGCAAGATGGTCGAGCTGCTCGCTCGAAAGCCCGTCGATGCTCACGTAGATGCTCGGAAGATCCAGCGCTGCCGTCACCTCTTGAAGCAAAGGATCAAGCGCCTTGCCTGCGCTACTTACCGACTTGTCCCGTTTGATGGAGTCAGGAACAAGGTCAAGCAGAGAGGTTTGATCGAGTGTTTTACTCATCCTTGTACCCCTCATAGACGACGCTGACCTTCGTGCACTGCGCCACCTGCGTCGCTTCGAGCTTCTTCCAGGTGGCAGGCTTTAGCTTCGAGTTGTCGACTCGTGAAGCACCGGCAGCAAAGACCAGCTGCAAAAGCTTGCCAGGCGTGATGTCGCGCCCGATCTTCGTTTGCTGCCAGAGGCGATACTGCTCAACAGCAGCCTCGACATCGGCCTGGATCTGAGCGGCCTTGCTCGAATCCTCTTGACTGATCCAGTAGTGCAGCTCGATCTCGTAGTTCGAAGCCGTCGGCGCCTTGACCACCACGTAGTCGGTCAAAGGCCGGATATTTTCATCAGAAAGATGCTCTTCGATCTGCTCAAGCGTGTCCTCTGTGGGCAGAGTCCCGTCGGTCAGCAGAACATAAACGTCAACTTCGCCGGGCGTGGGCGAGTTGACTTTGACGTCGATGATCGCCGGCGACACACTCTTTGCGTGATAAACGTATGCCTTTTCAGGACCGGCCACCGAAAAAGAGTTCGGCGCCAAGCGTATTCGATCGGCAAAGTCCGGATCGCTTTCGGCGTCCGCGCCACCCGTCGTGATCGTGGTGTTCTGCGCACCGGACACAAAAGTCATCGGTGTCACAATCGTGCTGATCTGCCCTGCGAGGTAGTCATTGCCGACAGGCCCGGCGACCGTACAAGATGCCGACACCTCGCCTTTTGTCTGGCCAATCGGGATCAGCAAATCCTCATCGGTTTCAAAAGTCACGACGCCATTTGTGACCTGCGTCCCTGCCGGAATCGTGTAGACGGATCCGAGGGCCTGAGAAAGCGTGAACTCAAGCGTCGTCACAGCCTTACTTTCGGCCATACGCTCAACAGCCAAAAGTTGGCCAAGAGCATCCAGATAATTGCCTTGCGCGTAGCTCAAGAGGTTCTGCTGTGCCGCAAGATTGATAGCCGTGCGCTGCTGAATGATGACGTCGGCAATGGAGAGTAAAAAAAGGCGGCGGGGATCACCCGCCGCTAGTGTGTCTCCACTGGCTTTTTCAAAGCCTGTGATGATCTGAGATCGGATCGTCTCCGCGTCCGTCTCAAGGAAGTTGACCGGAGCCAACCCCCACCGTGGAATCGTCTCTGCCATAAGGCTATTCTCCAATCGAAACCGTTACAATCGGCTTCAAAACGCCGTCCAAAGAGTCTTCTTGTGAGCCGTGAAAAGTCACTGATTCGACTTTTGCTCGCGGCTCATACGTCTCAACTGCGTCCACGATTTCCGATCGCATCAGCATCTGAGCCACGGCAATCGGCTGGTCGACGTAGTCCCACGAAATGCCAAAGTCACGATCCAAAGGCACCGTTCCTTTGCGCGTGCCGATGATCGTCCGGACGTTTTGAAGGATCTCGACAACTTCGGTTTCCGGATCGAAATTCACTTCGGATCCCAAACTCACGACGTAGTTCATGCCGCCTCCTTCAGCGTCACAGACACCTCGCAAAAGACGCACTGGCCGTAGTTGTTGTGGTGCTTTCGGCTTTCCGACATCGACTCGATGACGAACCGCCCTAAGTAGTCGGATCCGATCAAGAGCCGTTGCGGCTCGTGTGTCTCCATGACCTTCTGCAAAGCCTTGAGCGCAATCGGAGGCGATAAGCCAAGCGCTGCCGCCAGCTGCATCGAAAAGGTCACCTGCAAGAGTTGCGGACCGATGTACTCAAGCTTCGGCTTCTGGCCGATAACTTCATGCGTCGCCCATCGATCTGTCCGCTCGACCTGCAGGTCTTTAAAAGTCAGCGCCAGGCTGGCGCTACACACAAAAGGGATCGTCCCCAAAAGTCCTAAAGCACTTGCCATGCCGTCCCTCGGGATAAAAAAAGCCCCGCCGATCGACGAAATCAGCGGGGTTCGTTTTTTGAATCGAATTTATTAGTGCGGTCCAGTTGTCTCACCATGAGGTGCCGTATGAGTGTGGCTGTTGAGGCTGATGCCGCTTGCCACTACGTCTCCGGTTGCCGTCAGCGTGCCGTTGAGCTTGATGTCGCAGTTGGCCACAACACCACCTCCGCCAGTCACCGTAAAGCCGCCTTGGCCAGTGATCAGACCGGCAACTGTGATGTTCCCAGTGAAGTAAGTGTTCGGCGAGTCAATCGTCACCGATTCAGAAGCCCGCACTAAAGCCGTTTTGCAGAACACCGAAGCCGACTCCGGCACCGTAATCGATCCTGTCTTTTGATCAAAAACGATCACCGTACCTGCAATCGTCACCGTCAGCGTGTGCGAGGAACGGTCGTAGCAGATCCGGGTGCCATCTTTGAATACAACCGTCCGACGATCGGCCGTTGTCTCAGGCGGTTCAACATCACCGGCGTAAAACGAGCCGATGATCACGCCATCCTCAAAACCGTCGCCACGAAAAAGACACAGCACATCCTCTCCGACGTCAACCATCTGATAGTCGCGATTGCCAAAAGAGTTACGCTGCATGATGGGCAAGTCGTAGCTCACCATCGAGTTTTCGTCATCGAAAATGACTCGAGCCGTGCATTTGACCGGATTGATCGAGCTGACTTCGCCAATCTTGAAATTGTCAAACTGCATCAATATTCCCTGTTGACACGCCGCAGTTGCAGGCTTGTCGTGTAGCCCCCGCCGCCAACGTCGTGCGAAGATGATTCGATAATGAAATTGCCATCAAAGCTTCCAAAACCCTCGCAGGCGATCACGCATCCGGCCAAAAGCGACGGATCTCCAATCACCGTCAAGCTTCCGGTAACGCGCCGCAGATTGACTTTGCGAAGCGTCGCCTTGGCAAGACGTTCAGCTTCGGCCTTTGAAGTAACGCGCTTACGCACGCGGTACTCTTGACCGGAGGCATCCACGGTCGGATCCGTATAGCTGAAGTAGTTGACCGCGGGGTTCTTCTGCGCCCGGTAATCAGGCGTTCGAAGCTTTTCAAGTTCTTCGTCGACCGTGCCGGGCTTCTCAGGCGTCTTGGAGAAGTCGTAGCCACCGGCCGAGTCCTTCGACTTCTTCTTCATGTCGCGCCAGGCCACCACACAAGTCCGATAAGTCTCGGATTGCTGCGAGCTGAAAGACCACGAAAGCACATCCGAAACGCCCAGCGTGATCGTCTTGATCGGCTCCTTTGTCTCGTAAGACCGTTGATCGAAGATCACGATCTTCTGGTCCGTGACTTTGATCGAAAAGCCTTCGTCTTCGCAAAGTCGCTGAAGAAAAGCCAAATTGCTCTCCTCTTTTTGATCTCTGCGGTCATACTGCGGGTCTTCCTCGACATCAAAAAAGAGTTGCAAGCCATTTTCGGCCGCAATCTCTTCCGCGATACCACGAAGCGTTTTGGACTCCCAAGCCTTGGTAATCGCTTTGCGTCGAATAGGCTGGCTCAAAGGTGTCGACACGGCCTGCATCTCAAAAGTACGAGGCGCACCTGAAACACTCATGCTGTCGACGTAAAAACGGCCGCAATGAAGTTCGTCTGCGCCCTTTGATAGGTAGGCATCGACCACTTCTCCGCCATCAGGCTTCCATGTCGCCGCCCACTTCCCCGTCTCATCTTTCAGAGTCAGGCGAAGTTCATCGGCCTCGCCCGTCTCTTTGTCTGAAAAGGTGAAAGACAACAAATCGGGCAGAACGCTTTGCGAGACATCCTGCCCGGCAGCCGTGAAAAGTAAACGCAATTTCGTGCGAATCGGATTAGACATTGCTGTTCCTCTTCCAAGGCGGCAAGTTCTTTTCAAAATCTCTCGATGTCGTGTCGATTTCCGGCACATTCAAAATGACGCCGTCCGAAAAAAAGACCACCTTGCGGTGGTCCAGATTGGCGGCGATCAAGCGGCCCATGAAAAGTTCGGATCCGTAGACATTCTTGGAAATGATGTCCCAAGTGTCTTGAGACTTAGTTGTGTACGTTCCCACTTTTCACCTCACACAAAAGAAAGCCGCTTCTGCTCGGTCATGAAGCGCTGCATATTGGCCCTGAATTTCTCATATCCGGACCCCAGACCTGTCTGTACCGCTCCGGCCACGTCCGAACCGCCCCCTTGGATATTGATCACGGGCGCAAAGTTGATCACTGTTCCGCCCGCGCCTTCTCCACCAGCAACAGGCATCGGCTGAAGCATCGTCGAGAGCTGAGAGAGCGGAATGACGGCTTCAGCCTCACCCGCCTCGGCAATGGTCGCCAAAGTAGGCTTCGTGGCGATACCGCCCTCGGCCAACTGCGGAATCTTCGGCAGGCTCACACCGAACTTCTCGCCGCCCATCCCCGGCACCCAGCTGGGAACTTCGAAAGACATCCCGTTGACCGAGTCGATCATGCGGTTGATGATCTCAATCACGGCATTGACAGGGCCTTTCATGATGGAAGCCAACGAATCGAAAGTGCTCGCAAAGAACCCCCGGATGGATGTCATCGCATTGCCCCAAGCGTCCGAAATAGCCTGCGCGACGCTAATCGCCATTGCTTTGATTTCGTCCCAGTTTTTGTAGACGGCCACACCGGCTGCGACCAATGCACCAAGGAACATCAAGATCGGATTCGCCATCAGGAACTTCATGGCGGCACCCAATGCCTTGACCGCCATCGACAGGCCGCCCATCACCGCTGCAGACGTCTTTGACGCCACTGCCGCAGCGACGGCGCTCACTCGGTAGGTCACGAAAGCCTTTTGCGCCACCGTGATCCACTTTGCGACCGTCGTAGCAACCTGCAAAGCCCCCAGAGCTATACGGAAACCGATAAACGCCTTAGCGGCAAAAATGGCCGCCGAAGCGATTGAATCGAAATTGTCCAGGATGTACTTCGCAGCAGTGGTCACGCTCGTCAAAGCCGTGTTAGCCCACTGCGTCAACGTCGGAATGGCATCGACAAAGGCCTGTCCAAGCGCTTGAATTTGCGGCGAGATCGACGCGATGCTTGCCGAAATGCTCGGCATTTGATCGCGCAGAGCCGTTGCCGCTTCCTGCGAAGCCGGCAAAAGCAAGTCCGTGAACTGGCGAGCCACGACGGTGACCTGCGTGCCAAGTGTGGCCTGCATCGCGCTTGCCACGCTCTTCATGGTGCCGGACATCTTGGGCAGTTCGCCTTCGATCGCCAAGAAGCCATCAAGCGCTTTAGCCTCGAGGTCTTCGAACTGCGTGCCAAAAAGCGCCACGCCCGCGGCGTTACGCTTGACCGGGTCGTCGATCTCTTTGAGCCGCTTGACCACCTCGACAAAAGCAGTCTGCGCACGCTCTCCTCCCGCGGCGAACATTCGCGTCGCGGTTTCGCCACTCAGTCCAAGCTCGGCAAACGCCTCCATGCTCGACTTCGAGCCGTCTTTTGCCCTGATGTTGAACTCTTTGATCGCATCACCGACCTTGTCGATCGAGAAAGCACCATCTTCAGCGCCCCTCACCAAGTGTGCCGCAAACTGTTCGGCCGTGAAACCGAGCGCTTTGTACTGCACCGCATACTCATTGAAGGTATCGAGCAAGTCGCCATTCTTGTTCGCACCGTTCTGCGCCGCAAAAGCGATTAAATCGAAGGCCTTTTCGCCATCGATGCCGAAGTTTTTCACCAGCGCCGAAGATGCGCGAGCGGTCTCGGCGACGTCCATGTCGAAAGTCTTGCCGAGGAGCATTGCGCTCTTCGTGACGTCTTCAAGCTCTTTGCCATTGAATCCACCAGTCTGCCGCATCGTCGCCATTGCGCGAGCAACTTCATCATAAGACTCGCCCATGCCGGACGTGTAAATCGCCCGGGCGGACTTCTCCATCTGCGCCATTTGCTCTGCGGTAGCTCCGGTAGACGCCTGAATTTGAGCCATCGACGCCTGAAAATCAGCCCCGGCCTTGAGCATTGCGCCACCGGCGGCCATGCCAATACCGGCACCGGCACTAGCTGCGCCTGCAGCCACACCTCCCACCTTGTCTACAGCACCTGCAACCGCACTGAGCTTGTCTTGCCCGCTCGAAAGCTTGTCAATGCGCTTTTGGAGCTTTTCCTGAAGCTCCTGGGCCTTCACAGCGGCCTTTGTAGCGTCCTCAAACTCCTTCTGGCGCTTGACCAGAGCCGACAAAGATGTCTGCGAGGTGCCGTACTCCTTATCGAGCGCCGCCATCGCATCGCGGTTTTTGTCCAGACTGATCTTCGACTTGTCGAGTGCATCTTTGGCCTTTTTGAAGGCCTGCTCCATCTCTTTCGTCGGATTTTCAGTCTGGCTGATCGCTCGTCCAAGCTCCGCAACACGTTCTCTCGCCTGCGCATAGGCTTTTGCGCTTTCGCCGACCGCCTTACGGGCTTTGACCACACCTGTGATTTCGGCAAAAGACGCATTCATGCGCTCCATGTGCGCCTGAAGGCCTTCAACCGTCTGACCGGCATCCTTGAAAGACTTCGTAAAGGTGCCGCTCTTTTTGGCCGCCAAGTTGAATGCAATTTCGTACTGCTTTAATGCCATGTCAGCACCTAACACTTACTGCGAATTTCGCTTGCTCTTTTGCTCTGCCGCGATCGCGTCAGCCCAAAGATTTATCTCGGTCAAGGGCACGTCGGCCCACTGCAACGGACTGCTGAACGTAGCCAGACCGATGCGGACATACGCACGCTTCAGCCATGCGTCCGGATCAGAACTTTTCGGCAGTCCTAGAGCATCAAAAAATTGCTCACCTCCTGGGCAAGCTTGCAGTATTCCTTCGCCGGCATCTGCTCGACCCACTCATACGGCTTTTTTGCCGCACGAGCGGCGATAAACGCGCAAAAGTCGATGTCAGTCGTCGCGAGCGCAGAGAAATTGCCCTTGCGAGTCCACTCGCGCTTGACCGCCGAAATGTCAGTGCCTGTCAGGCTTTCCAGATCAAGCTCAACTTCTTTGTACTCAGTGCCTTCGAATGTGTAAGGAGTGCCAAAAACGAATTTCATGTCGTCCTCAAAAATAGGAACCCCGGAAAGCGGCTATGCCTTCCGGGGCGGTTGTTATGCCAAGCCCAAAGCCTTGCGGACTTCAGACAGGTAGTCGGTGCCATCAACCTTGTACAGGTAGTTGTACTTGTCGATTTCCACGACTTCCTTGCCGTCGATCACAAGCTTCAGGTAAGTGGTTTCGATGGTCGTCGAACTGCCCGTTGCCTGTCCCTTCGTGAAGGTGCCGAGGTTCGTCTCCTTCGTTTGCCCCTCGATGTAAAGGCGCACCGGCACAATGGCCACTTCGCCTGCGCCCGTGTCGTAGTGCTGCATGGCACCGCGGATGTCAAGCGAATGCTTGCCGGGTGCGGCCAGTGAGGCGACCTTATCCGTGACCGCGTTCCAGTTGATGACCGTCGTCATCGAGCCGACATGCCCTAGCACCACCGAGTCGATTTCGCCCGCGAAACCCGCACCGGAAATCGTTTCGGTCATTGCCGTAATCGTGGGCGTCGTCACGTCTGCGATGCCCATCATGTCCTGACTTTCGGAGTCGTAGACACGGAAGTCATTCAGTCTTTCAGGAATCTTCATAGGTCTTCACTCCTTATTCAAAAAGCACGCTCTGGCCATTGACGTCGTACTCCATGATGAACTCGATGTCACGAGCCGGAGACGGCGGACAGACAAACAGACGGAAGCGCAAGATGCCATCCATGAGATCGGTCGTTGGGTTGTCGCTTTCGCGGAACTCCAGTCGACCGGTCAGGATGTACTGACTTGCGGCAAGGCCGTTCAGCCACACGTTCACGCTTGCCACAATCGTGTCGATCAGGCGGCGATTGGTGGGCGCGTCGACCTTCTGCAAGTAGGTCGTAATGATCGTGTTCGCAATCCAGTTCATCATGCGACGGATTGGAATGAAGGCATCCTTTACGTCCGTCGTGCCCGGATAGCAAGCCGTTCGATTGCCCCAGAACTTCCAGCCCGAAACCTCGTTCAGAGCCGTGCAAACGCCCTGACCGTTGAGGTAATTGGCCTGCGTCATGTCCATCCACACTTCGGCGCCACTTGCGAGAACCGCAGCGGTCATCTGGAGGTTGTGATTGGAGGGGCTGACATACGGCGTGTTGCCGTTTTCACCATCCACCTGCCCCATCAGAGCCGGCAGCTGGCTGGACAAGTGGTAACGCGTGCCGGACAGCGACACCATCGGCCAGCAGGCGATCTGATAGGCATCCGTGATGTTGTTCTGGCTCTTCCAAGCCGACACTCCCGTGTAATCCGTGACCGTGTCAGTCGGAACATCGATGACCGAAATGGCCTTGAATCGGCCGCTGATGTCGACGGACTTTGCAGCCATGACAGCCGCCACAGCCGGGTCACTGGAGTAGCCGGGTGCCGAAATCGTGCAGGGCACGAGACGGAAACGCGGATAAATCTCGGAGATCAGCTCCAGGCCGCTCTTTTCTCCAGAAACGCTGACGCCGCCGATCACATCTTCAGATTCCACAGCAGACGGATCCAGCTTGTCAGCCGCAAAAGTGATGCTCGAACCAACGAGACATTTGAAACCGTCATCGTCCGACAAAGAAGTCACCACGAGGTTACCGTCATCGTCGAAAGACAGCTCGAAATCCGTGCCAAGCACGTAAGGCGAGTCGACATTCGTGAGCGTCACCGAGCTTAAAATGATGCCCGGCTCTTCCACAACTGCCGAACCGGTCTTCGAGTCAAGCGTGACAGACACAGTGTCTGCCGTCTTTTTGTGCGTCTCAGGATCGAGAACGTTGACAAAGACCACAGGTGCCACACCAAAGAGCGAGAACTGCGCTTGTGCGGCCTCGCACAAGGTGTAGTCAAAGACCTTCAGCCCGCTGGCCGAGTCATCTGCGGCCGGCACGAAACCGAAAGCCGCTACGAATTCCTCATATGTGTTGCACAAAACCGGTCGGTTGACGTTCGTCACGTCGGCCATGTTGACCGGAGCCGTACCAAAAAAAACCGGCATCCCGGATTCGACCGTGGTTGCCGGCAAAAGCGAAGTCGGTACTTCGCTCACATAGACGCCATGCTTGTAAGGCATGCTTAACCTCCTAATTCCTTTTGAATGCGGGACACAAAGGTGTTCAAGAGATCACCTTTCGTGCGCACACGTCGCCGGGCCTCAGTCAAAGACTCGACCGGTAAAAAAAGACCCCGCACTGCGGGGCTTTTGTCTCTGAGCTCTTGAATGCTCGCCGGATACTCACCGTCCCAAAAGACGGCGTACTGCCGAAGCAGACCTCGCTTTAGCGTGGGTCCGACGTACACCACCTTGCGCGGCGGCTTTTTCTTGATGACTTTTTTGGCCATCGAATCCTCCTAGTACTCTGGATTTGTCGGAATCACAGTCCTCAATCGCCAGACGGTCTTAAGGTCAACTTGCCAGTAGGCATCGAGGTGATCCGGGTAGTTCTGCCATGAAAGTTCACGCTCAAGGATGTATCGCTTTGCCAGTACGCCGTAAGGAATCGACAGCAAAGCGGTTCGAACTACGGTCAGCATGTTCATGCAGTGCTCGTAGCCGTCATCGGTCTTCGAGTACGCGCCGAAGATGATGCTCACCTCGACTCGTGTCTCTTCATCAGCGGTTGTGCCCGCGTCGGGACGGATCATGATGAAGGGAATGTCATCCTCTTTTTGAGAGCGCTTCGGAGGCAGGTAACCGTTGACGATCTTCGGCACCTTGTGCGCAAAGTACTCGTCACCACCGTCGTTCTTGACCTGAACCGGAAGCTCCAAGTCTTTGACGGCATGAGCCACGAACTCGCGGATTGCCTTGCAAAGCTCAATCTCGACCATGAATCTTTCCTCCTTTTTGCCAGTGATTGGCAAGTGCTCCGGACCGCAGAACTTCAACGATCTCGTGGTCCAAGCGTTTCAAGAACATCGCCCTCATGGCAGTCTCGATCTCCGATGTCACGGAGGCATTGCCGACCATCGAAGGCGCCGACGGACCGGTCATATCGATCAACGGCGTCGATGTCGTACCCGTGCGTTGTAAGATGCGACCTTTGTAGACAAAGGCGTTCTTAATCGGCTTCGGTGCTACACCTCGCTTCACAGCGACCTTGACAGGCTTGCGAGCGCCGCCTGTCGTGTCACTCTTCGGCGTGAACTTGAAGTGTTCCAGTGCAAGGCGCGTTGATCGCACCGTGAGCATGGTTTCAAGTGACTCATAGGTCGCTTTTTCTTCAAGACGGATTGCCTGGCGCACTGGCTTTGCTTTGACCGTGTACTTTCGACGTGTCGCCTTGACGATTTCAGAGCGCCCTGTGATCGCCGAGCGATTAAGCGCTCGCATAACCGCCGTTTCGTAGCCCCACTTGACGCCCGCAAGGGTCTGCCTGGCCTTTTCAAGCTCCTGCTTGATGCCCTTCGATCCATCTCCAAGGAAGACCTCAAAGTCCTTTCTCATTGATCGTACCTGCGCGCTTCGATGACAAGCATGCCCATCTCACGACTGACCTTTTTGACCGTAAACGTCCAGTCATCCACGAGGATTTCCTCGTTTTCTACAGGCGTCGTGATGATGCCCTCGGCCATGTGGATGCGGATGTCAGTTGCAAAGACGCCGTACCGATCAGAAGAGCCGGACTCCTGCGTCTCGATCGTATCGATCACGCACTTCACAGTCTCGCCTTGAACGATGTGCTCGTCGGCAAACTCCTGAAGGTTCAAAAAGACCCGGTCAATATCCGATCTGACTACGTCTTTGAACCCCATCTCAGTCCTCCGCTTCCGGCAAGTTGAAAGCGCCTTCCGGTACGCCTTCTTCCTCTGCGACCTTAGCCTGATCGGCCTTAGCGCCGCGCTTGGAACTGGTCTTTTTGGCAGCCTTTACAGTCGTCTTCACGTCACGCTTGACTTCCTGATCAACTACCTCGACCAATCCTTCTGCGATCAGCACTTTGGCCTTCGCATCATCGATCTCGAACTCGCGTCCGCAGACGATGCGACGAGAGTCGTGCAAAAGACTAACCTTAGCTCGTACTTTCATGCTGAAACTCCGAAAAAAAAGGAGCGGGGAAACCGCTCCTTCTTGATTAAGCCGTCAGAGGATTGACGACGTGGAAGCCGAGAACCTGCTGAATGATCGGCAGCGGGCGGCTCTTGATCTGCACGACGCGACCAGCCGGAGAAGTGCGCTGCACCCAAGAATCAGGGATACGCGTGCCTTCGACCACGGAAACCGTGTCGGAGCCGATGAGGCCGCAAGCGCCGTAAGCGACAACCGTACGAACACTCGGAGAAGCAAGCAAGGCCTTGTCTTCGGGCACCATTGGCACTTCGGCATCCGTTTCTTCGTCGTAATACCAATTGTCGTAGCTGTAAAGATCAAGACCGCTATCCTTCAGGCGACCCCAGTAGGTCACGCCCTGCGGCAGGTGCTGCGGGTCGATCGCGCCCATGTCGACGCGGCGCATGTCAAGCATTGCCGCATCCTGAAGCTTGTCAAGCACGGTGTTGCACACCTTCTGGCCCATGATCAGCTCGGTCGGCGTAAAACCGCTCGACTGGATCATGGCAAGACGAAGATCGCGCAAATCTTTCGCGATCTGCTTGGCGGTCGTGCTGGAAGCGTCCCACTTCGTGGTGAGCGAGGTCTCAGGCTTGTCATCTCCCAGCTCCTTCCAGTAGTCGATCACTTCGTCATAGCCATCGCCCTTCACAGTGATCTTGCCGGTGAAGAGTGCTTCAGCGCACATGACTTCTTCGCGTCGCGTGATGATCTCGTCGAGCTTAGCCAAATCCTGGCCTAGCTGTTCGGCAGCACGTTCGGCCGGAGAGCGAAGCGAGTAAGGATTCTCACCCGGCATACGATTCATAAGGTCTTCTGCCGTTGTGATCATCAACGGAGAAACTTCCGGAGCCTCGTAGGAAACCGTGCGGAAGCCCTGGCGGTTCACAGCCTTGCCGCCGGCTCGCGGGTTAACAAAAGGAGCGATCTTGCGATCCCCCTTACCAACGATGTCGAACTCGACAATCCGGGAGTTAAAAGTGATGCGGTTTGCAAAGTAACGGTCGCGCAGCCAGGCATAGTTGGAGAGATTGCCCTCCGTGATCATCTGGAGCATGCGACGAGTGGTAAAAATATCCATCTGTATCTCTCCTAAAAGTTAGATGTTCGTGCGGAAGAAGATGCCGACCTTGCGAGCGCTCACCATGAAGTCGCGAGGCTTGGCCGAGTTAGCCGTGTCAAAGATCAATGCATCCTGATTAAAGTCACCCGTGAAGTACACCGGGGCAGTGACTGCGCCACCCGTGCCAGTATCGATGTCGTCTGCGAGGATGCAGTAAACATCATCAACGGTTTCAGTTGCGCCCTCGCCATCAAGTTCGCCTTCCTCCGTCACAGTTTTGGCGCACTTCTTGCCCGCTTCACTAATCAGCGTGCCGCGCTTGAGAACGCCCTGGTTGGGCTGAATCTGCCAAGTGCCGGTCACAACCGGCATGAGCTGCAAAGCGGCAAACAGGTTGTCTCGAGTCAGCGTTTCAGTAGGTTTCTGAAGAGCCATAGTTACCTCCAAATTACTTGCGATTGTGGAAGCCGCGCTTGCCGGCTTCGATCACTGCGGCCATCTCGGCCTCGTTTTCAACTTCCTGCTGTTCCTGAAGGCCTTGATTGCCATCTTGCAGAACAGTTTCAAGACCCTTGGCGTCATCCGCCGCATCATCAGCGGACTTCTTCTGCAAAGCCTTCTGCGCCTTAACCATCTTCACGGCAAAGGCTTCAGGCGTGATGCTCGAGTCGGCTTTTGCCTCGGACAGCAGGCTTGCGAAGCCCGGCATCGCAAGGTCCTCAAGCGCATTAATGCGTTCGCGTTCGGCTTTACGGCCTTCTTCTATCGCTTCCTGGCGGATCTGCTGCACCAGATCAGGGTGCTCCGCCTTCAATTTTTCAAGATCCATAGGATCCTCCTTCGATTGAATCGCGGCGGGCACCTTCGGCGCAGCCGCAAAAAAACGGCTCGGAACTTTCGCAAGCATCCCCTGCGGAATTTCCAAGCCGTTTACCATCGTCACGCCGCCTTCTCGCGAGTTCGTGACAGTAACCGCCTCATCCACTTCATCGGCCAGGCCAAACTCCACAGCCTCTTGAGCCGTGAGCCATGTCTCGGCTTCAACCGCCTTGCGGATTTCTTTTTCGTCGCGCCCTGTTTTCTTGGCATAAATGTCGATTAGCTGGTCTTCGATCTTTTGCGTGATCTCTGCTTCTTTCTTGATCTCATCGGCATTGCCGACAGCTCCGGACGACACGCGATGAATCATCATGATCGAACCGAGCGGCATCACTACATGAGCATTGGGCAAAGACGTAATGATCGTGGCCGCCGACATCGCCACGCCGTTGACACGAATGGTGATCGGAGCCGGATGCGCCGACAAGATCGAGTAGATCGACAAGGCCGTGTAGACCAAGCCACCGGTGGAGTTGATCGTCAAGTCGATCGGTGCATCAACCGGAATTTGTCGAAACTCATCAAGGAACTCATTCTCATTGAATCCCTCTACCAGCCAGCCGTCTTTTGAGCCACCGACATAGCCGAAAAGATCGATCAGGTATCGGCCCGTCGCAGAACGCGACACATTCCAAAATTTCTTAACTGGATCCATTGTTTCCTTCCTCTTCACCTTCTGCCGGAGCTGCTTCCGGCGCAGGTGCTTCAGCGCCGGCTTTCAAACCGGCCTCTCTCAACAAAGCCTCTTCGCGACGGCGCGTCTCAACGATGCGGTCAAAGCGCATGCCGGTCATTTCCGCCGCCTCGCGTGTCAAGGTAGACAAGCCAGCCGCCACACGTTCCTTAGCGGCCTGCACTTCCTTAAGCGGATCAAGCTGTCCCTGCGCATCACCGGCCCACTCCGCGCCGCTCCAAGCCGCACGAATAGCCGGGTCACTGAAAAAGCCCGGAGCTTCAACTCGGCCCTTGCGCACCGCTTCTGCAAGCCACTCTTCGTAAACCGGCTGGCAGAAAGAACTCACCAGCCAGTCGCGGCGCATGCGGAATGTCTTCCACGCCTCGAGAAGCGCGGCACGACTTGCCGAGTAGCTGGAGTTGAAGGTCTTCAAAAGCAGCTCATAGGGAAGCTCAAGAGCCGCCCCGATGTACTTCGACAGACTTGTGACGTATGCCTCGAAGGAGGAGTTCGGTCGCTTCGGGTCGGCAAAGGTCACATCCTCGTCAGGGTCAAGCGCGACGATTGCGCCATTACCAAGCTCATAAGCTTTCGGATCCGGATCAACTCGCATTTGATCCGGCAGCATTTGGCCAAGACCACCAAGCGGCCCCTCGTCAGGCGTCTTCGTCTTGACAAAAACAGTGAAGAAGGAACTGACCACAGCGCCCATCAGCTCGGCATCCGTGTATCGCTTCAGCTGCTTGAGTTCTTCGATCACAGGCGCAAGGAACGGCACGCCTCGGCGCTGTGCCGGGCGCTCGACGTCCGTCATCACGTGCAGGATGTTGCGGCGTCCAGTCTTTTCGCCAAAGGCTGGGATGCGCGTCCACTTCGTGACGTAGGTTTCTGGTGCGCGAGGTGTCGCATAAGGGTTGCGGTTGGCCACGTAGACCGCCCGCATATCACCGTAAGGCCCGACCTCGATGCCGCCCAAGATGTTCTTCTTCGGGTCCTTGCCCATCGGGTCGCAAACTCGATCGGCCTCGATGATTCCCACACGCAGGTCGTAAGGAATGCCGGCACGTGGCGTCAAAGGCAGGACGATAAAGGCGTCGCCATTCATCAGTGCCGAAAGGCAGACCAAGCTTTGAAGCTGATAGAAGTTCTGCCGACGCTCGGCATCGCACGCCGTTGTCTCGGCCCACAAACGCCATTCGCGCTCAGTGTTCGCTTCCCACTCCTGAGCCTCTTCATCCGAAAGACCGAGGAAGCGCGCATCAATGCGGGCATTCAAGGCCAAGCCACTGCCCACGACATTCGTGCGCACGGTTTTCAAAGCGCCCGTTGCCAACGGCGACGTCATGTAAAGCGAGCGGGACCGACTTCGCAGTGTCTCGATGTTCTCTACGATGTCGTCGTCGGCATCGCCAAGTCCTGAAAGCCATCCGATGACGGACTTCTTTGCGTAACTGGCTCCACCCTGTGAATATCCGGAATTCAGCACAGCCTTCTGCAGGCGCAAAAAAGCCTGCTGAATCTCACTTCCAGCAGGCTGCTTGTTTTTGTCCGACTTTTTTGACTTTACAGGTCTCTTGGTACTGCGCGCCATACGCGTCTCCGTGAATTGTTTCCGTTTTCAAGATTGGCTACAACGCCGCGCCAGTACGTGATGCGTTCTGCAATTTCGGCCAAGTTGACACGCGACAATGAGAGCGAGCCAATGGTGTAGGACTGGCCGCCAGCGCAAATCTCTTTTTCGGCAGCGAGCCACATCTTGAGGTTTTCGCGAGCCTCGTCAATCGTTATCCAAGCCATAAGTCACCAAACCAGTCGATATAGCAATGTGCTACGAATCCAACAAGAAGAAGCACTAAAGCCCAGTGCGCCACTCGTGCTGTCAACGGAAGATCGTTATCTTTTTCCATCGTGTATCACCTAATCCAATCTAGATTGACACGCCTCGAGAAAGCGTTCCTCGGCGTCTTTGAGGTGTAGCAACCGACGCCGGTTGCGACGCCCTCTCGTAGTACGACTTCAAAATGTCAAAGTTCGGCGTCAAAGCTTCGGCTGCCGCTGTGGCATACACAAAGCAGTCAAGCGCCTCGTTTCGCTCTCGGATCTTGACCCACTCCATCCGCTTGACGCCCTTTTCGAACTTCGTCTCAAGCACTTCAGCCGTGAGTTGCTTGAAAAAAACCTCATCAAAGCCGGCACTCGAGTTCTCATCGAAGTGGACGTACCCGGGGCCCGGCTGCGTGTTGTCTAAACGGTCTGCCACGATTTGCTTGCCTGAGTCCACACCCAGCACAAACAGCGTCGCCTTCTCCACACCGGCCTTCGACGGCCTTCCGGTCAGTGGCAAACCTGCGCCGGCACGACCTTTGATCGAAAAAACACGACGTCTTTCGCGTAGCTTCGTGTACCGATAGACCTCATTCGTAACCGTGCCGTCGCCAGAGTCGATAAAGGCACAGCTGATGATCATTTTTTGTCCGCTCGAATGCGTCCAAACCGTGCCCAAGACTTCGTCAAGCTGAGTCTGCGTAGCTTTGTCCCGGATGTGTCCAGGTATGACGTAGTGCCGGATGCCCCAGCATTCCCATCCGATGCCCCACCCGTAGACGGAGCACTCGACGCGGTCGTGCTGGATGTCGATGCCGGCCGTGAGCATCAAAACGCCTGCCGGCAAAGTCTCTTTCGGATACGTTTCGCGTCGCTCAAAGAGTGGTTGCCACTCACCGGCGTTCGGATCGCGCATGATCCACGGCTCGCCGAGCTTGAGGTTCACGAATTCCATCAGACCGTGCTTGTCCTGATTCTCTGAGCACTCCAAAAACTCGTGCACAAGGTCGTGAAGATTGACCCAAGGCGAGTAAAGCGCATTGCAGTGGTAGCCGCGCACTTTCGCACCCGGGTTCTCTGCGATCCATCGCCCGCTTTCAAGTATCTGCGGGTTCGGTTTATAAGCACCGCGCTCCTGCGCCCCGCACTCAGGGCAGTACATTGCCGCGGTCATCGGATCCGGCTTGCCGTCTTCTCCAGTAGCCCACAAGACGTTCTTCCATTCAAGCTTGTGCTCGTGGCCGCAATGCGGACATTTCACGTAGTAGTAACGCTTGTCCGATCGCTCAAACCAATCGTCGATCTTAGAAACGCCTTTAACCGTCGGCGTCGATACCAAAACGATCTTGCGGTTCGCAAAGTTCTGTGTGCGCTGAATGGCGAGCTTCAAAGGGTCGCCTTCTTTTGTCGTCCCATAACGGTCCACTTCGTCGCAAAGCAGTACGCGAATCGGACGCGAGGCCAGACCTGCAGGAGAGTTCGCACCAACAAGCGCCAGATAGCCGCCCGGGTAGTGCTTCATGCGGATAGTGGTCGAAGACTTCTTCGCACTCCCGCGCCCGTCTTTACCCTCCTCAAGCTTCCCGACCAAACCGGGCGACGCCTGAAACATCGGCTCGATACGCTCTTTCGAAAAAGCTTCGGCCATTTCAACGGTCGGCTGAAGCATGAGCTGTGGTGCCGGCTCTTGGTCGGCAAAGTAACCGATCACGTTCAGCAAAGCTTCGGACTTGCCAAGCTGGGAGCTGAACTCCATCACCACGATCTCGGTCTGCCGATCAGTCGCCGCGTCGACAGGCTCTTTGAGATAAGGCGTGCGACTTGTGCGCCACGGTCCGGGTTCGGGAGACGTACCTGCGGGCACCACACGGCACTTATCCGCCCACTCGCTACCCGTCAGATCAGACGGAGGCAGGGTGTACTTTTCAAGAGCTTTCCTCCAAATGAAGTTTGAAGTCATCGTCGTCAAAGAAGCGCCCGTCGTGGATGCTGATCAAAAGTTCGCTGAAAAGCTTGCGCAAAACCGCCTCACACTCGCGCTGCGAGCGCCCCTCAAGCAAGCCAGAAAAACGCGTCGGAGCCGACATGCAAAATGCCCGAAGCTTAGCGGCGACCTGCATGGCGTCCACCTCGACCTCTTCGACAGCAACAAGCTCGCCGCTCTTCTGCTTGAACTCGAGATCGCGCAGTTTGGCAGTGGCCACTTGCGTCGCCAGCTGGGCCTTTTTCAATGCCTCCGAGAGATTGGCTGACGATTTCAAATCTGGAAACTTTGCCCCTTTGGCTCTTTCATGTTCGTAAAAAGCCTCGAGTGCCTTTTCGTGATTCAAGGAGCCGTCGGCATTCTTTTCGAACACCCCCTCTGAGATTTTCCCCTGCACCCACGCACGAGACCGGCCGATCTCTTTGGCGAATTCTCGCTGGCTAATCGAAGACATGTACCCTCCAAAGTGGCCACCTCCACAGCTTCGCTGTGACCGCACTACTTCTGCTGGACTGGCCACCCTTTTGAAAACTTGTAGCTAGACGAACTGTGGGCTAGCTGGGACCCGCATCGCTTTTTTATCGCTGGGAGGACCCGCGGTCCTGTCCTTGGCCGCCAACTCTTTGTGCTGTCGCTTCATGAAGTTCTTTTCCGACGCTCGGATGAGCTTCTCTCGAACGTTCTCAGCTACCTTGCTCTTACGGTTCTTGATGGCATAGAAGATCAAGCGAGCCTCGTTCCCAGTCAGTTCGATAGTGAGGTTGTTCATACCGCAACCTCCAGCTCATCGAAGCAGACTGAGTCAGACTCGCGGATTGCTTTTTGTCCTGTGAAGTTTTGCCAGCGCTCGATGATCACATCGCAGTAGGCAGGATCAAGTTCAATAAGTCGAGCTTTGCGACCTATGTCCTCGCAAGCGATCAAAGTTGTTCCGGATCCGCCAAAGCTATCCAGTACGATTTGCCCTTTGCGTGTGGAATTCCCAATCAGATAGCGGAACAGCTCCACAGGCTTCATGGTCGGGTGTTCGCCATTACGGCTTGGGCGAGCAAACTCTAGAACAGTCGACTGGCTTCTATCTGAGTACCAGTTATGCGAAGCGCCTTCTTTCCAGCCATATAAGCATGGTTCATGTTTCCACTGGTAATCCTGACGCCCCATGACAAAAGCATTCTTGACCCAAATGAGGCATTCACGAACCTTCCACCCTATGTCTCGACAAGCCCCACGGAAGTTGAACCCTTCTGAGTCAGCATGCCAGATATAGAAGGCGGCACCATCTTTCAAAACCGAATCGGCAGCAAAGTAAGCAGATACTAAAAAACGACGGAAGGATTCGTCGTCCATCTCGTCGTTTTGAATTGTGAGCGAGTCTTTCGTCTTGCCTGTGTACGAGACATTGTAAGGCGGGTCTGTCAGCCACAGGTCGGCTCGATCATCTCCCATCAGGCGAGCCACGTCTTCTTGTGAAGTTGAGTCGCCGCACAAAAGTCGGTGATTGCCAAGAATCCACAAGTCGCCGGGCTTGCTTTTAGGCTCCTGCGGAGGTTCCGGAAGCTCTTCTTCCTCGACCTCAGCGGACTCATCAAAGTCATCTAAGAGATCATCGATTTCGTCTTGCGAGAAGCCCGTGATGAGGCCTTCGATTCCCCCCCCCCACCAGATCGGCGAGTTCGAGCTTCAGCATTTCCTCGTCCCAAGAGGCGTTCAAAGCCATCTTGTTGTCCGCAAGGATAAGCGCACGCTTCTGGGTGTCTGTGAGGCCGATGATGTCGATGGTGGGCACCTCAACCATGCCGAGCTTTCGTGCAGCCATCAAGCGGCCGTGGCCGGCGATGATGCCGTTCTCGCCGTCCGTAAGGATCGGATTCGTCCATCCGTACTCTTTGATGCTGGCGGCGATTTCCGCCACCTGCGCGTCGCTATGCGTGCGGGCGTTGCGGGCGTAAGGAATAAGGTCTTCGACCTTTCGATAGACAACTTTTAGATGTGTCATGGGCAAAAAAAAGAGGCCGCATCGAAATGCGACCTGAAAGTGTGTGTTAGAAAAAAGCCCCAGAGTCACGAGAACTTTGGGGCTTTCTACTTCTTCCGGGCATGGCAAGGGAGCCATCAGGCTCCCAAATACATGCAACTGATCACACAGGCTTCGAATTTTCTTGGTTCAATTATGACCTTTTAAAAAATTTTGTCAAGAGGAGTGAGCTGCTAAATTTTTTGCAGCATGTTGATCGAGGCGGTTGTAGATCATGTAATGCGCTAGCCTAAGCAGGTCTTCATACTCTCTCTTCCGGATGTGCATGTACTGGCAAAATCGAAAAACAGACAGCCGAGGATAAGCGTAGTGGGCAGCCAGCACCCACTTGGCAACAAGGTAACGTCGTGGCGTTTGAGGAAGTCCCTTCCATGCACGTTCGACCAGCAAGGCATCGGCAAGATCGACCTTCGTACCATCATCATCTGACAGCTTGATCTCACCAGATAAGAGCATCAAGCGATAGATCATGTCCGTGGCACTGTGCTGGCTATCAGCGGCCCACCGCCCCCAGTTCCGGAGGCGGTCTGTCAGAATTTCCTCATCGTTCTTTGAAAGCATCTCGCCTCCTCAATACTGCATTTCTTCCCAGCCGCCACCGTCTTTTTTCTTGCGCGGCCAAACGACCTTGACAGGAAATGGATACATGTCCGCGCAGACCTTCGCTTTGACCTTGGCATCTTCTTGGAAGATGCGCAGGCTGCCCTTGACCTCGTGCAGCTCGATCACGCCATCTGCACGCATCACCATAAAGTCTGGCGTGTATCCGCAGGCGTTGTCGGCGATCTTGAGCTTGATGTGCTCGAACCAAAACTCCAAGATGCGCCCGGCTCTCTTCTCGGCTTCCAAGTGGTCGCGGTATGCGGCCTCGGTGCGGTTCATCTCGCCAGTCTTTAGTCGCCCTTTTGCGTAGAGTCCTGTTTTTGCTGTGTACATTCCCTTCTTGCCTCTCGTTCCCGGTTGATCTCGATCGTTCCCTTGTAATACCCGGCCTCAAAAGCCATGCGCTCATCTCTTGTGTGATAGAGGTGCATCGACTTGGACTCACCTGCTCGGGCGGCTCTGTATCCTTCTTCCCCGATTTGTCTGAGCCGATCATTTTTCATCGGGCACCTCCGAAGATCTCGCGCAGATAGTTCACGGCCTGCGCATCCGTCATCGGCTTTTCAGGACTGGCAGGCTTAGCTTGATTTGCGAGGTTTGCGAAAAAGGCTTCGCGCTGTGCGTACATCTGATCTCTGACCTTGACTGCCAGTTGAGCAGAGCCGGCGTTTTCCAAAAGGCTGATGATGGTCAGCAGATCATCCCCATTCAATTGAATTTCGTAGTTCATAGCTCAGTCCTTGAATTGGTCATAAAAGAAGTACGTAATTACGGCTGTAATACCGACAAAAAGAAGAATCCCCGCAACCATTTCAATGCCTTTTCTCCAGACCTCAGGCGGCACCAGCGGAAAAACCCCGAAGATAAAAATCGCGCATGCGGTATACGTCGCCAAGGTGCCAACAGCCGTTTTCAGTAGACGTTTTTTGCTCATCGTTTCAGCTCTTCCAAGGCGTTAAAAGCGAAATAAAGGACCGTCGTCAGTACGCCAAATCCCATGACAATGGAAAAGACAATGGGCGGAAAAAGAAAAATCGAAGCAAGAACCACGAGAATGAAACCGGCCGAGCAGAATGCCGCCTTGCCCAAAATGTTCCAGTTCATATAAACCTCCTTAAATGTCTCCGTAATCCCATGCTTCTGGCGGAAAAAGCCTCATGAATTCCTTAAATGCGCCTCTCGAACTCGCGTAAACCCGCTCGTTGAAATTGCCCCAAACTGCGGCACCGTCTGAAAGTCGAACAGCACAAAAATTGCTAACCCACTCGTAATAGTCTTCGAGCACCCGAGTATGAAAAATCCACCCGTGCTCTTTGGCCTTCTCGATGTATTCCGGGTTGAGCGTGTAGGCCAAGTCCCCGATGTATCTACCTGCGAGCTTTGCTTCCATTTCCTTAGTCATCTCAAAAACGAGTTTCATGCTCATGCCTAGATCTCCCACGGTGTCTTGCAGTCCGGGTTATCACAAAAGGCCGCGGCTTTGCGGTTGAACCACAGCGCCCGGTTGCCTTCGTAGTCGCCATTACGCTGTTTGACGATTCTCAGAATCGAATCGCCTTCGGAGTGATCGTCTGCCGGCGTTAAAATGCCGTCCTCCCGGCGCTTTTCTTTCGATCGGTTACGCTGGATCAGAATGAGGTTGTCGGCTTGGTCGATAATCGATCCGGAGCCTTTAAAGCTGAACTTTCCGATCTCCTCGTTCTCGTCTTTGCCCTTGCGAACGTGATGCACGAGGTGGATGTGGATGCCGAGGCGGCGTGCGATAGCGCACAACTCCTGCACGAAGTCCTTCTGCGAGTTGTAATCGTCTTCGCCAGACACGCATCGCATGAGGTTGTCGATAAAGATGTGACGGCAAAAGCGCTGCTGGGCTGCTACCACTATTGCGCCGAAGATGATGGACTGATCGAGAGCGCCGACATAATCGAAAAGCAAGATGCTCTCGTTGTAACGGGCAAGGAAACGCTTCACCTCGTCGTACGTCTGCGGGTAATGGCCGAGCCACTGGCGGCACATGCGGAAAAGCGTGCGCTTCGGCTCCATCTCAAGAGACATAATGCAGGACTTGTGACCTGCGTCCGCCAGCTGCAAAGCGAGCTGCCCTGTGAGCAAGCTTTTTCCGTGGCCATTTATGCCGCCCCAGATCGTCACTTCTCCGTCGCGGAAAGCTAGGCGGTTTTCAAGCGGAAAGGCGTCCCCCTTGAAGCGCCCCTCAAGGATGCAGCACATTCCGTCTTCGAAGGCTTCAGGCTTGCGCAGGCAAGTCTGGATCTGAAGCTGATCGTAAGCGTCACGGTAGTCTTGAGGGTCGTCGAAATTCACGATTTCAGGTTGCGGGTAAGTCATAGAAATTCGTCCTTTTGTTCGTCATGAAGTCGTACATGAGCAGGCCATGCTCGTCATGCGTGTAAATCGCAGACGGGCGGTTTTCGATCTTTTGAAGCTCCTTCCATAAGAGGCGTGCTCGTCGGTAGTCGATAGGCTTGGCGTCGATCCATACCGTGCGCCCTTGGCAAAAAGAGAAGTCAGCTCCGACAATCTCGTCGCGCGATTCCAAAAGCACTGTGAGTCGTTCGCCCGTGCAAGGATGTTTGACCTCGTGAAATCGTTCGGAGGCACGATCCACAAAGTCGAAGGCCACCGTGTGAACTCGCCAGTAGTCAGAGCCAAGTGTTTTGAGACTTGGGATCATTCACACCTCCCCGCTCAGGACGCGCTCGAAAAGGTCAAAAGAACGCTCGGCCTCCAGCTCCTCCTCGGTCTTCTGACGAGGCGGACAGTTCTGCGGCGTGACCTTGAAGGGGTTCACAGGCTCGGGCTTCACCATGAACTGCGCGCGCCCGGGCTCATAGCCGACACGTTCAAGGTCTCTGGCGTTGATGCGCCGGCACCAGTTCCGCCATGTAGCAGTCCAGTCGGACTTGCGGCCTTTTGCCCCCGGCTGTGCGATCCAGTGGTCACGAAACTCTTCGAAAACTTTTGCTGGGTCAGCCTTGGGCTGAATGCGCCTACACTCTTCTCGCCATTCGTCAGAAAGCTCTTCCAAGGTAAAGCGAGTTCCTCGCGGTTCTTCCTTCGCGGCTTTCTTTACAGAGGTCCGGGCCGGAGTATCGGCACCCTCGTTTTCTTTTTGAATCAACGACTTAGATGCTATTTCGTTCGCTGAATCGGCAGGACTTGGGACCATCAAGGGCGCACCCCTATTTTCCTTTTGAATCAAAGAGTTGCGCTGCGTTTTTTCGGTTTTAGCCGCACCCCTATTTGCCTTCTGGTCCGAATCGTCAAAAAGATCGCGAGAGTAGTTACTGTTCTCTTCTTGTTCTTTTAGTTGTTCTATTCGGGTACAGGATTCCGTACCCGTCCCCCCAATCTTCCTGTACCCGTCTACTACAGGTTCCTGTAGGGGTACGGAATTGTTTAGGGGTACAGGTTCCTGTAGGGGTACGGAATAATTACCCCCTATGCGAGGACACGAAAAGATTCGACCAACGTCAACAAAGAAGTAGCGCCTTTTGCCACTTTCTTGCTCCGTGCGAATCCACTTTTTTTCTTCCAAGCTTTTGATCTGCAGCGGAACAGTGTTCTTATGCAAACGGCTTTCCTTGGCAAGCAACGACGTGCTGGGGAAGCAGTCGCCCCCGGTGTCGTCATTGGCGTGCTTGCAGATGGCGCAAAAAACTCGCCATTCGCTATCTGTCATACCTTCAAAGGTACGGTCGTAGCATTCAAACAAAAGCCTCCGCATTGCAATCTCCATCACGCTTTGGCTTTTGGCGCGGCTTGAACCTCAAGAGGAGCCGGGATGTAAGGATTGAGAATGTGAGCGGGTAGGCCTGTTACTTCCACAGCCTTGCGCAGGTGCTTTTGCGTCACGTATCCGCGAGCTCGCCAACTCGTAACGACCGCAGGTGTGACCCCGATCATTCGCGCGAGCTGGGATTGCGTGCCACCAATAGCCTGCAATGCCGCATCAATAGGATTGATTTTCGGTTGTTTCATTTTTGCACTCGTTGTCAAAGTTGCAATAGATACTACTAGCATTCTAGCTATTTTGTCAACAGATCCTAAATAATTATGTCGGGCAGATTTTGGTTTTTGTTGCTACTATCCTAGTGACAAAAGGAGTTAACCCATGACACTAGCTGATCGACTTAATTGGCTTTTGGCGCAAAGGCACATGACTCATGTGGAACTCGCGCAAGCCATCGGTGTATCTCGCCAGGCCGTCCAAAAATGGGCTTCCGGGCAATCCGAACCCAAGGGCACTAATCTCGCAAAAATCTGCCGTTTTTTTGGTGTTACAACCGAGTGGATGGTTCACGGTGATGTCGATTCTCAACAAAATCCAAAAGGTGAACCTGTAGGGGCCTATCACGAGGACGACCCCGTGCCAGAAGGATATGTTTCTAGCCCTGAATATCGCATCACGTTCGGTGCTGGCTCATGCGAGCCACCCACTATCGAAGAAGAGAAAAACGCTCGCAAAGCCCTTTATCGCCAAGATTTCTTTGATGCGCACAACGTCAAAGCCGAAGATTGCAAGCGGTACAAAGTAAGCGGCGACTCGATGGAGCCGACACTTTGTGACGGGGATACTGTACTGGTAGCTGGAAATACAGATCGAATCATTGACGGTGATGTGTATGTGTTCTCCGTCAGGAACGAAATGATGATCAAGCGTCTTTACCGAAGAGCTAACGGTACGATTGTCATCCATTCGGACAATGGGGACGGTCGATACATCGACGAAGAATTGACTCCAGAAGATCAGGAACGAGAATACTTCCGAATGTATGGACACGCTATCGAAAGAAGCGGTCCTCTGTAAGTCTTAGAAAAGAGTCTGCCCTATACGAAAGCCACCCAAACGGGTGGCTTTTTTTTGCGCAAATTTGCAAACTTTTGATAAAAATCAACGAAGCGAAATTTAACTTTTGTTGACAACATTAACTAATAAAGTTAATATGGCTTCAACAACGAAAGCAACAGTTGCTTCTCAAAAACAACTTTTGCGGTTGAAGCAAGCGTCACCGAAGGCGCGTGCAAAGCGGGTGCAAGTCCCGTGGTGCCTGAGTGGGGATGACGACCTGACCTAACGGCCCAAGCAAGCGCACAGTCAACACGCGCAACCTGATTTGATGCCCGAGTGTGGGCTACATGGCGGAGTGATACCTCCGCTCACTTCAGGGAAAAGGCCAATTGAAGCCAGTTCTTCGGATTTTCCGAAAAACTGGCTTCCGTGGGTCTTTTTCAATGGAGAACAAAGTGAAAATCACCAAAAACGAATGCGCTTCGCTAATCGACAACCTCCTCTGCGCCATCCAAAAGACAAAAAAAGACCCGCTCAAGGTCACTAAACGCTACATCAAAGCGCTCAAGTACCTCAAGCGAGTTTCTAAGTCCAAGGAGCTTTAGAGCACCTTTTCAACGGCTTCAATCATCGCCTTAATCCTCTTGGCTCGATCTTGCATGTCTTGCAAGGTCGAATCCTTGATAGGCGTTGAAGAACAAGCCACTCCGGGTATTACCAACAAACCGGACTGAAGCATTGCCAGAACGATCTTTTCTGCAAGTTCACGTTTTTCCATTTTTACCTCCGTGAGTTGGTTAGAGAACGTCGGTTTTCTGACCTCTTCCGACTCTCTAATCATCTCACGGACTACCAGCTATGTGCTTTATCACCTATCGACCGGGCTTCCACATGAAGCCCGATGACAACGACTTCTTCCCCGATCGTCCAGACCCTTTCCGAGATGCTCAAGAAAAGCTCGAGGAGATGGTTGACGAAGGCATCTTCGACGAGGTCGATGCCGACACCGCCGCCGAGATCGTCGAGCAGGTCGCGACAAGCGACGAGTTCGATTTCGACTTCGACAAAACCGTTCAGCTCTGGGAATGGTTCGAAGACACATACGACTTTACGGAGGCATCGGCATGACCACCAAAAAGTACTTCAAGGCCATCGACTGGCAGGTAGAACCCTGCGACCTCACTCGCGGCGGCGAGAACTTGATCAACCTCCGCTGCTTGGACGGTGCACACGTCGATCTGTGCATAACCGGATCCTGCACGATCTTCATCTTCGGCATACGGATCGACGAGTTCAAGGCATCGATCAGCGGTCTTGCCAAGAGCCTTCGAAAGCCAGACCTCGACAACTCGCTAGGCGTCATCCAATGGTGCGCATACGAAGGCTTGACGATCGCAAAAAGCAACGTATTGGCTCGCTTTGGCACTGACAAAGCTCACGTACAAGGTCTGATCGACTACGCCCGCGACTTCCTACGGCAAGTAAAGGAGCACCAAGATGCGCAAGCTGCTTAAGACCTTTTGGACACCTGATGAGCACGGCGAACGTCCCGCCGTGCTTTTTTTGACCGCCGCGGCTGGCTTCGGCTCGATCCTGAGCCTGCCGTGGATCATCTACCTCCTCCAGTGACTCTTTCAGAAGGCGAGTCCTTCTGCCTGCGGCCTGGCTCCCGTCGTCTGGCTCCTTGGCGACGCAGACCGCAGACAGAAGATCTCAAAACCTCAAGGAGCCGAAATGAAAAGAGACATCTACTTTGATCCGATTGTTTACGACGCTTGTTGGAAGGCATATCGCAAACGCGTTTGGCGAGAACGGCTTGACTTCTGCAAGAAACATTGGTCGCTGCTTGCGATCGGCGCACTGGCCGTCACTGGTGCAGTCGCACTCGTCTTTTGGAGGCTGTCATGGATGAACTGACACGCGAAGAGATGGTCGAGTACATCGACTATCTGGACTCAAGGCTTGAGGCTTTGTATGCCGAGAGCGACGAGGAACCGGACACGAAAAAGGCCGAAGGAGCTGACGACTCCGACGGCCCGATCCCTTTCTGAAAACCTATAAAAAGGGGCGTTCGTTGATGAACGCCCAAAGGATACCACATGAGCTACGCCACTTTGATACTTGGCGAGAGCGGAACCGGAAAAACCTGCTCGCTTCGCAATCTCGATCCTGCCAAAACCCTGCTAATCCAGCCAGTCCGTAAGCCTCTCCCCTTCCGCGCTCACGAATGGCGCGAGGGCAAAGGCGGCAATATTTACGTGCAAGCGGATCCCGAAAAGATCGTGGCCTGCATGAAACGCGCACCGCACGACATCATCGTCGTCGACGACTGGCAGTACATCCTTGCCTTGATGTTCATGAACCGTCGGAAAGAAACCGGATACCAAAAGTTCTCGGACATCGGCGGCGCAGGTTTCGACATTGCCAAGACGGCAGCCGAACTCGACCAGGACAAGCGCGTTTACGTACTGGCGCACACGTCCACCGACGACTTCGGAAACGTCCGGATCAAGACGCTGGGCAAGATGCTCGATGACAAGATCGTTGTCGAAGGGATGTTCACGACAGTGCTCCGGACGCACGTCGAGAACGGCAAGTACACCTTCCTCACAAAGAACAACGGCCAGGACACGGTCAAATCGCCTCTTGGACTTTTTGACGCCGGCGAGATCGAGAACGACCTCGCAGCAGTCGATGCTGCCATCTGTGACTACTACGGAATTTCACCTCAAAAGGAAACTGACAAATGACTTCCATGATTATGAGCTTCACCAGAAACGACGCCGCCGCAAAGTCCCTTGACGGCGGCACTCATATCTCCCAGTCCGGAGCATACACAGGGCAGATCACTCAGGCAGCTATGTTCATGAGCGACAAAGGTTCGCAATATCTTCACATCACTTTTAAAGCTGATGACGGCCGCGTATGCACAACTCCGCTTTTTCTGACAAAGACAACTGGAGAAGAAAGCTTCGGACGCAAGATCCTTGATGCGCTTCTAGTGGTGTGCGGTGCACAAAGCGCATCCGTCACTGAAGGCAAGGTGTATATCCGCGACCGTAATGCTCCTGGAGGAATGCGAGTCGATCTTGGGTATCGACTTCTGGCAGTAGAGCGTAAGCACATAGGTCTTGTCCTCCAGCGAGTGAATAAGAAGAATCGGGACGGTTCTGACGGATACGACATGATGCTTCTAACGCCGTTCGATGCTACGACCCGAAAAGTAGCCCGCGAAATTTTGGACAATGCCACCGAGGCAAAACTGCTTGATCAGCGTCTAAAGAACCTAAAAGACAGGGATGCGAAGCCTGCCGATTCCTCCAGTCAGCCGCCGGCGAACCACCCGGCAGTCGCCGCTCCGATGGATGACGATCCGCCTTTTTGATACCGTCCCAGCCCTGAAACTTTACGTATAGGCCGCCACTGAGCGGCCTTTTTTCTTATGACATTCGAAGAACTTTTGGAAAAGGTCAAAGCCGCTAAGAACTTGCGCAGAGTGATCCAAGACAGCGGCGCGACATACATCGGTGAAAGCTTTGCTTCGGACGAACTGCTTTTTTGCTGGATATTCCAACATCCCGCAAAAGATTTTGAACGGAAAGACCGCGGAATCGGTGCCTGTGTAACAAAAGCCAATGACATCAGTTGCGTTGAATACGTTTCGCTAAGCCCGAAACAGCTGTGTCAGTTCCGTGAGGCGTTGGCAATGAATGCCGACTTTTATGACGAAAATGATGAGGTGCAACCGTGAAAGACCTTCTCTACTTGCTCGGAGCGCTCGGATTCGTCGCTTTTCTGATGATCGTGATGATCGGCGTTGTCGGAGCCAGCTTCAAGTTCTGGATAGATCTTTTTAGCTAGTGAGGAGCAGATGAGTTTTGCAGAGGAGTTTGTCAAGCACGGCACAAAAGAACGGCAAGAGCGTTTCGCGCAGTTGTTTATCGGGTTGCTCACCAGGCCAGGGATGCCGCAGCTTGATTCGGTATCGATCTTCAGACTTCTGTCTGTGCACGCTCTTGAATGGCCTGGAGAGGAAAACGAGTGCTGGAAAGAGATCGTCGGGCTCGCAGTCTATTTCTACGTTCAAGCCGTTCAATCCGGAGAGATCGACATGAAGGCCCTTTTTGAGCAACTCAAAAACAGGATGGGTAACGCATGAGCAAGTACAGACTCAAAAACGCTGAACTCCAGCGTCATCTTGACGCCATCAGCGATGGTGACTTTTCCCGTCAGATTGAAGGCCACCTTCAAAACATCAAAGGCCGTGGGACGACTGACGCAGACTACAGGCTCTTTTTTGGCGAACTGCCTGGTCGATACGAAATCGTAAATCGGTTCTCGATGCTTCTTTACGAGCACGAAATCGAAGTCTTCGAAGAGTACGACCCGAATGACTGGAACGTATATCCGGACGTCACGCCTCCGGAAGGCGTAATGATGCGGTGCATTATCAAGACGCCTGGCAGAAATCTGGATGGACCTGAGCCTGAGCTTCCGAAGATTTGCGCACGCACTTCAGGAGTTTGGGATGGTCGACGCTGGCATTTCTTTGGGCATGGAGACCTTCGTGAGGGATGCACAGTTGAGTTCCGCACATGGGAGTGACCAATGCTGCGATTCCCCGAAAAATACGATCGCGTGCAGTTCCTAAGCGGGCGTTTGTACCGAATCCCCTTTAATGGCATAAAGCTCACCGTCATAGCGACGATGGACACGGATGACAAGGGCATAACGTGGGAGCACGTAAGCGTTTCGCTCAAGAACCGCTTACCGACTTGGCAAGAGCTGAAGTTCATCAAGATGCTCTTCTGGGATCCGGAAGACGAAGTGCTCCAGTTCTTTCCGCCTCAGTCGGAGTACATCGACTTTCACAAAAACTGCCTGCACCTATGGAGGCCGATCAACGTTGATCTTCCTTGGAGGAAAAAGTTATGAGAAAGACCGAAGCCGTGTGGCACAAGTTCCCCGAAGAAACTCCGCCAGAAGGCGTTCAGATCTTGGTGACTTGGAAGGGCGAAAACAACAGCTTCGAAGTGACTTTGGGCTTCTGGAAGTTCGACAAGTTCACAGGTGGAACGTTTTCGCATCCGTATGACTGGGTGGCAACACCAATCGCCTGGGCCGAGCTCCCAGAACCGTACAAACCCGACTAACCCTCTTAGGCCGCCGCCCGTGATGTGTGCAAAGCGTCGAGAGACTGCAACTGCGAAGGGTACTGCGCGGGCGGTGGCCATTTTTGGAGAACAAAAAAATGGACAATGACGTTCTGATTGCGCGCTTTCAAATGTTAATCGACATGATCAATAAGGAACTGGAGAAACCGATAGACATCTCGGACATTCCTGATGAAACCTACACGGAAGATGATCTCGCAAAAATGATCTCTGCAAATGTGTCCCTTCTGAACGCCGTTAAGCAGCGCCATACGGTAATCGAGCTTGTCGCAGACCGAGTCAGAGCTCGAAACAAGGGAACCCAAGCATGAAGAGCCGCCTCCGGGCGGCATTTTTATGGACGCAAAAATGACTGAATTCGATCCAGTAAACCGACCGAGGCACTACGTTGAGCAGGCCGTTCGCTTCGAACCTATCGACATCTTGCGGTGGGCTCCTTTTGATCTTGGGAATGCGTTGAAGTACCTGATCAGAGCCGGACATAAAAACGATGCTCTGGAGGACTTGCGCAAAGCGGAGTGGTATCTCAAGTGCGCCCGAGAAAGCGCTCGAATCTCCTGCTACCCATACTCCAGCTTTATGAAGCAGTACAAGCTCATGCTGTCAAAGTTCGGCGGCATCCCCGCAGGCTTGGCTGATGCTGATGACTGGGCGGAATGCCTACAAAAATTCGTCACGGCAAGAATCGAACTTCTCAAATCCGAACAGCCCTCCGAGTGAGGGTTTTTTCATAGGCACAAAAAACCCCGTGCCATCGTGGAGAAGCGTAACTCGGCAATTTGCCGTGCTACAGGTTTGCAGAAACACCTCCACAGCACAGGGTAGGAAAAGGATAGCACATGAACGTCATAACCGAATCCCTGAACCCCATCAAGAACCCTTCGCTTTTTTCGCTCACGCAGGCCACCGCCGCCGCGCTCATGCAGATCGAGCCGGATCCTGAGACTGGTGAGCTGATCGGCATCGACCGCTTCGATGCCTTGGCGCTCGATACGCAGGAGAAGCTGATCGACTGCGCCTGTGCCGTGGCCAACTTCGAGGGCTTGGTGGCACAACTCGAAGAGCAAGAGCGTCAGATCGCACGCCGCAAAAAGTTCGTCAAGAACCTCATCGATCACATCAAAGGCCGATGCGTCGATGCGATGGAGCTGCTGGAGATCAAGAGCATCAAGGCTGCGCCGGTTCAGATGCGATTGCATCCATCCGAAAGCGTCGATGTTTTTGACTTGCCGTCGATCCCCGGCGAGTTCTTTTATATGCCCCCGGTGAAGCCAAAGGTCAGCAAAAAGATGATTGAGGACGCTATCAAGTCCGGACGTGAAGTGCCGGGGGCTCGCATCATCAAGCGTCTCAATCTTGTGGTGAAATGAGATGCCGAAGACCAAAAAGCCGCGCAAGGCATTCGACCCGGGCCGCTGGAGAAAGATGCCGCGCATGATGCCGCTTGCTGATCTCCAAGAGATCAAGGCCGCATATCGCGATGTCGAGCTGGCCGTGGAGCTTCGGCTCCACACTGGAGCCTTCACAAAGGAAGACCTGCTCAACCTCGGCTCGATGATCCTGCTCGGGACCTTCGTGATGTACCGAGGTTATGGCCTTGAGCACGAGTACTGCATTCTCACTTACGGAGAAGAGTGGGTTGCGATGCAGACAGCTTTCAAGACTTACAAAGAACGGGCGCTTCGCACAGGATCTTTTGCGGTAACTGGTGACGAGCTGAAGGCGCTCCGGAACGGCGTTGAAATCGCCGGCACGCTCATACAGAAGGCACTCGATGCGGATCCGATCCGGGTGGCAGAGCTTTGGATTGCCACAGAGATGTCAGCCGACATGCCGGAAAAAGCCTCCGAAGGGCTCAAGTGGCTGGATCGAAAGCTTCAAGAAATTCACAGGTATAGGAGACCGAGATGATTGACGCGATTTTTGCAAGCCGAGAACTCCAGCACAAGATCGATGAGATCGCTACGGCGCACTCTTACGGCGGACAAAAAGAAAAGCTTATCGAAGAGATGTGCGAGCTGGCAGTTGCCATCAAGCACGAGGACAAGCCGGACGTACTGCCGCAGGTCAAGCGCATGGAGTTCCACTCTGAGCTTGCAGATGTGCTGATCCTGATCTGGCAGATCCTAGATATTTACATGACGACGGACGATCGCTTTGATCTGGCAAATGCTGTCAAAAAGAAGATCGACCGAGAAATTAAAAGAATTCGCTCAAAAAAATAAGGAGATAAAAAATGGAAGAAGAAGTCAAGGCTGTGGATGTCAAAGACATTGCTGCGGAAGAAATGGGCAAGAAGCTGCTTGAGTCGATGATCGGCGTAGTGCAAAGCATCAAGCGCCCGTGGGACGAGATGACGCAGTCCGAGCAGGACGATGCAATCGGAAAGATGCGCTTCGCAGTCAAGGTGGCCACGACTCAGGCCGTGCGTCTGATCGGGTCGAACGGCGCAACTCATGTTGTTGGCACCCTCGATCAGATCACGATCAAGGACGGAGTAAAAGCTGTCGTTCAGATCGGCAAGAACGCTGAAAACCTGCCGGGGCTTTTCGAAGCTCAGGGCGGCGAAGTGTTGATTGTCTGCTCCAGACAAGACTATCTGGATGGCATCACTGAAGTGAAAGGCGAGCCCGATCAGGGTTCCTTCGAGATGGATGAGCCGGCGCAAGAATATCCGGCGCTGGAGGGTAAGGCATGAATAGCCAGAAGATGGCACCACTAAAGGTGCTGAGTACAGAAGAAGTCTGCGACCGGTATCAAATGAGTCGATTCTCTCTTTACGTAAAATTAAAGAGCGCAAGTTCCCGTCTCCAACCGGAAAGCGTCAGAATCGACGCATTTGGGACGTACGAGTGCTGGAGGATTACGATACAAAAATGCTCCAACTGGCAACCAAAAGCTGGGATCCTGCACTGGTTACCACCTGAAAGTAGTGGTATCAAAAACGGTATCAAAACCGACACACCTCTTTCTATTCCACGCTATACGGCCTTATTCGACTGACACCGCTCTCCGCCAAGAATGCAACCTCGCAGAACCATTGTTCTGCGGGGTTTTTCTTTTTCCTCCTAGAAAATCAAGGCTTTCCGGCTGTTTAGCCGCGTGCAGACGCGTTGTATCGTGTGCGCGTGCGTTGCAAACTTGATACCATACAGCGGTATCAAAAATGGTATCCATGCAAAATCTAGGTGGTATCAATGGCCGGAACAAGCAAAAAGTTGACACAGGCGGACGTGCGAAAACTCCCTGACGGAAATCACAATTTCGGGGGCGGTTTGTACCTTCGCGTGCGAGGAAGCTCGCGCACGTGGTCGGTTCGAATTCAGGTGGAATCAAAACGGACTTTCCGAGGTTTGGGCAATGCGTTCGCAATTACCTTGAGTCAAGCCCGTATCGAATGCGAAAGGCAGAAGTCGGCGATGCGCTCTGGCGACCTCCAGACAAAGGCCGAGAAGGCTCGAGAAGAACGCAGAAAAAACTTACCCAAGACGACCTTTAAGTCTGTCTGGTTGAAAGCGGTAGAAGCTCGTGAGCGTGTAGCGGGCTGGAAGAATGATGAT